GAGCATCTTCACGCCTTGCTCGCCGAAGATCGCAACTGCGGCGGCGGCACGTTCAGCGGGCGTCGGTAGTGCTGCGATTGAGGCAGCGATAGCCTTAAACTGATCCTCGGGAGCCATGCGAGACAACTCGTCAAAGTTCAGCCCGAGCCGCTCAAACTTCTCGATGTTGCCAGACTGAGCAGCGTTGCCGATCTCGATGCCGAGTTTGCGGATCGGCTCGACAAGGTTATCGACGCCAGACATAGATGCAGCGAGTTGGAATACCTGCAACTGCTCGACTGCGATGCCTGTCTGCCGCGAGAGTTTCGCCGTCTCATCGACCATCGTCGTGATCTTGCTGATGGTCTGAGAAACAGCACTCGTGACGCTGCTGAATGCACTGACGAGTAGCCTGCCAACTTCGATGACGACGAGAGCCCGCAGGCTCCCTGCCATGCTCTTCAGCATCCCGTTTGCGTCCTCGCCTGCCTTCTCGGTCTGCTTGAACTCCTTTGCCAACCGGTCCTGAGCCTTGGCGAACTGGTTCGCGTCGAGATGCCCTTCCTCGTACAACTTCGTCAGTTCGTCGAGTTGCTCGGCGTGTTGCTCCTCCGCTGTCATCGACTTGCGAACGATTGCCGCTGCCCTGTCTTGCGACTTTGCGAAAGCCTCAAGACTGTCGGACTCTTCCTTCGCAGCACCGGATGCTTCGTAGACTGCTCTGTTGTATGTCTCTTGAGAGATCGCACCAGCGTCGAGGAGCGATTGCAGCCTATTCAACTCGGCCTGCTGCTTCTCCTGCTCAGTCGTGTACTTTGAAGTGACGCTCGCTCCCTCTGTGAATGCCGAAGCGAGGTTGCTTGCCTCAGTCGCAAGTTTCGCGGCCTCTTCCTCAAACTGCTTCGCGGTAATCTGGCCGGTCTTCATGGCACTTGCCAAGAAAGCCGTGTCAGTCGCCAGACGCTGCTGTGCTGCCGCCGCAGCATCGTTGCCAGCGGAGAATGCGTCGAACGTCTGAGCAGACTGAGAGATGATCGACGAGAGTTGGGAAAGACTCTTGCCAGCGTTGGCGACGCCCTGCTGAAGACCGCCAGTGCTGGCGGTGAACTTCATGTTGAGGCCGACTGAAGTTGCCATCAGTTACCCCTCAACTGCCGTCTGAGTTCTTCCAATGCTGCTTGCATCTGCACCGGGTGCTGCGGCGGCTTCTCGATCGGTACGAAGTCTGTAGGCTTCGGCGGTTTCGACTTGCCGGAATATGGTGCGAGCATCGCGGACGCGAGGATTCCTGTCTGATGCCAGGAGTCTTGCAGCGGCATGAAGAAACGATGGACGGCCATCCATTCGCTCAACTCGGTGCTGCTCATCCTGTCGCATAACTCAGCCACCGTCATTCCGAGATGTGCGGCCAGCCGAAACAGAAACAGTCTCGTAGGCCGCAGGTTCAGTTTTTTGCGAGTTCCTCAACATCGTCATCGGTCAGGGCGTTGTGCTTCATCGCCGCATCCCAGATGCGAGTGATGACGCGAGCCGACTTGCCAGCCAGCAGATCAATCTCGGCGGCAGTGAAAAGCAGTTTGCCATCCTCGTCGCAAAGGACACGCTGCAAGAACTTGCTGCGGAAGTTCTCGACGCCCTTGCTCTTGTTCACCATCCAATCGTTCTCATACGAGTCCCGCTCGCCGACAGTCATCACTCGAAGGAAGACACTCCCGCCCCATTCTGGCACCTCGACTTCCTTCAGGCCCATGTCATCGGCTGCGAGAATCTGATCTTTGCTAAGTGCCATGTTTAGTCATCCACTATGCGGAAGTTCACTGTGTATCGCGTCACCCCGTTCCGCTCAGGGGCAACCGCGACGGACTCCCAGATAGCATACGTTGTGAGTGCTGCTCCGCCACCCGTGACGATCAACTGGTCCCGAGTGCCGAAGTTGCCGATGCCCGTGTTCGCCGACCCGAGGCATGTCACGGAGATGCCTCCTTGCTCAGCAGACCACGCAGCGGCTCGCCCTGTCCGCGAGCCGCCGTAGTTCCACGACAACTCCTGAACCTCCGTGAACGGAGTGCCGCCCCAGGATACCGCGATGCCTGTCGAATAAGTTGCCACGGTTCAGGACACCCGAACGGTAGCACTTCCTCGCACGACATCATTGACAGCAAGCGTCAGGCTGCTGCTGACGATCGTCGCACTGCCAGATAGGGAGACAGCACCGCCGAGCGTGTAGGAGCCTGTGCTACCGCCAGCCAACTGGCTCGTGCCGATGTAGTCAAACGACACTTCCTTGCCCGTCTCGCCAGTAGCAGAGCCGATGAGCGGACGCTTCTGCGTGAGCATCGTGCTGCCGGTCGTCTGACCGAGATGGCTGATGTCAATGCGATCAGTCTCGCCGCTGACATCGCTGAAGTTCACGGTGATATTCGTGACGGTGAACGTCGTGCCAGCGAAGACGAAACTCGTTCCGCTGCTGTCATGTGGCGTTGTCGCCATGCGTCAACTCTCCTGCCAGAGGATGTCGTAGTCTTGTGTCACAGAATAGGCGACCGGCACTTCTGATCCCTCAAGGATCGCCGCGTCGTCGCTTTCTCCGGTCAGCCTTGCGAGGCTGACCGTTGTATTTTCGTATGACCCTGAGAACCCATCCAGAGATCGACGCACCGCGTCTGCGATTTTACGAGCAGTGATGTATGAAGAGGCGAAGATTTCATATGTGACACTGACCGTTGGAACGCCCATCGGAGTGCCGAGAGTCTGCTCACGCGAGATGCTCGTTCGCCGCCAAGTGATGAACGGGAAGTTGTCGTTTGCTTTTGCGACATGAGGGTAGATGTTGTGCCCGACATAGGCAGTCACGCTCGCGTCGCTGATCAACTGATTCCAGAGGACGGCTTCGGGGGAAAGGAATGACATCAAGCAGCCCTCGACATAAGGTAGGCGACCTCTCGGCTGGCATTCTCAACAGCCACGGTCAAGTTCTTTGCAAGCAGGTTCTTCATCGAGCCCGACGACATCGCGTATGCCGTCGCAACAGGAGCGAGTATCGGTGTCCTGCCGAGTCTCACCTTCTCGCCCTTCGGGGCTCTCTTGAAGAATGCCTTCGGGTATTTCGGTGCAGTCCTGACTCGCCCCGGCGAGCCGCCTTTCTTGAACGAGAAAGCCCCAAGCGTCTTGAACGAAGATGCTATTGAGCCGCCCTTCGTCGTTCTTTCCTTTGTGCCGAACTCAAGGAAGCCAGCGTGAAACGCCCTGTCTTTTCCCTTCTTGACCTTGCCGCCTGTCGCTCTTGCCTTGCCTGTCCCGGCCTTTGTGTAGCCGACGATCAGCACACCTGTGCCGCTATTCCGGTAGACAACAACCTTGCTATCAACTGCACGGCGAAGATTTCCGGTAGGCCCCTTCGGAGTGATTGAGCGGAGTGCTGCGAGTGCAGGCTGCGATGACTTCTTCATCGCAGACTTGAGGTACTTATCCGCGATGCGTGGGCCGAACTGGCTGAGTTGTTGCGTCAGAAACTTCGTTTCAGGGAACGCGAGTTTCAATCCAAAGAAGTCGCCGCCCTTTGCCCCTGTTACTTCTGGCATCACTGCACCTGTTCTTCGCAGAGGGCAACGTGTTCGCTGCGGTTCGCATATTCAAGCAGGCTCACAATGTCGAGGACGCGATCGCGCCAGACGAAGCGGTTCTTCTGAGTGAGGCTCGCGACGTAGCGGAAGCGTATGCGATGAGAGATCGTCACCGCCGCCTGCCCGTACTCAAGTGCCTCGCGAGCACTCACCCCATTGACGCTCGCCCATATCGTCTGCGTATCTGCCCATGTCAGCGTTGTCTCGCCGAGCGAGTTCGTCGCGGGCGTCGCGGTCTGAATCGTCACTCGCTCACGCAACTCGCCTGGGCGGATCATCGGTACTGCCCCCACTTCTGCGAGTCGAGGAGAGCCTTGACGCCAAATGGCACTTCGTTTGATGCCACATTGTCAGCGGCGAGCCTCCGCTCGTAGAGGTGCCCAACGTGCATAAGGATCGCGTGCCGGATCGCGGCGGGCACATCAGATGCAGACTCGCCGTACCCGCCCCACCATGTCACGGTCACCGAGTTCTGATCTGCCAGATGGCTCGGCCATGAGCCGCCGTAGTTCGTGCGAGCGACTCCCGGCGTCGCTTCACGGTCAACGCGATACTCGCTGGTCGAGAGTGTCGCCGTCGCGAGGCTGTCGTTGAGCGTGTAGGTGATCGTGATGCTCGTGTTCGTTCCTTCCCTTGCCATCGGCGGGCGAGGCAACTCGATCTCCCACGGGAACATATCGAGTTTCATCTGCCACTGCGTATAGACCAGCGAGCGATCAAGGTATGTTTCCGCCCACTGCCTCGCCGCTGAGATCAATGCCGTGATGTATGCGTTGTCGTCGTCAGTATCGACTCGCAAGTGAGCCTTCGCATCAGCGAGGCTGACAGGCTCAACCGCTGGCTCGGTCGCCTTCGTGAGTGAACGATACTCAGTGCGTTGATTATCAAGGAATCTCACTCAAGTACCCTCCATGCGTTGTCTGGTCTGCGATGGTTCACGAGGAAGTCCGTGCTGTGCTGATACACCGGGCTGTTCAGGTTTGCTCCGGGCCATGTCACCATGTACTCGCCATGCCCAAGAACAACGCGAGGAGAAACGAACAAACGATTCCCTGCCTTTCGAAACTGCTTCCAAAAAAAGATGTCGTCATCCGTTCTGCCATCTCCCCATTCGCCAGCCTCATTCGGTATGCCCTGGAACCACGGCTTCGACGTTCTCTTCAGTGCCGCAGTTGAGATGAACGTGCAACCGAAGTGAGCGGTGTCAACCTCCTGCACTGGTGCGGCGAACCATTCTCGCGGCACGCTTGAAACATGCTCGTCGCCATCCAGCATTCCCTTCATCGTCAACATCGGGCGACCATCTTCTCGCTTCGTCTGCAATCCTGTCACGGCGTCGCATTGAAACGTCATCGCGAGCGTGAGCAGATGCTCAACGTCTTGCTTCGTAAAGAACGTGTCATAATCAATGGTAAGGATATATTCGCACTCATCCACAAACTGCTCGCAGACACGTTGCAGGCATTGTCCCCAGAACGCTCCTGTCACTTTCGTCGGACGAATGCCAAGTGGCATTAATGCTTCCGCCCATGCGTAGAAGTTGTCCATAAAGCCGAGCCTTGGCACACTCATCACGGCTTCTACGCGGACATCTGCGGTCGTATCACCAACTTTGATAAGCATCGCGACTCCAATAAAAACGGGCGAGTGCCGATGGTGGCACCCGCCCGTAATGTTTACCAGTTGGCGTTATTGGTCAACCGCTGACCGCAGCCTTGACGCCCTTATCGGCGGCACTGTCAACGCCATCCTCGCCCTTGCCGAGGCGAACATTGCTGGCGATGACTGATGCGGCCTGCGGGGTTGCGTACACATTCAGGTAACGCTTACGTCCTCGCAGATCGACATCAAACCGCACGACGTTGGTGTCAGTCGTGTTGCCAGGAGTCGGCACAGTGAAACCACCAGCACCGCCGCCAACGAAAGCCGTGATGTCGCTGTAGGAAGAGGTGGTGTCACCCTCCTGCAACTTCAGGGCGATCGCCACGGCACTGTTCGTGCCAGCGGCAGCGACCGGCTCAAAGACAACATCGACGCTTGCGTGACCAAAGCCCAGCGTGTCGATGCTGTGCTGGTGCGTCGTCGCGGTGGTAATATCCGCCGCTTCGATCTTGGTAACGGACTTCGTATTTTCAACGTGTTGCATTGCTGAGTTTCTCCAAGATTAGGCGGCTGCAAACTTGAGGGCAACAATCGGGCCAGCGACGGTCGTGCTGCCCAGATCATGAACGACCATCGCGTTGCGAGTCGTCGCGAACGTGAGGGTCTGATCGTATTCAATGTAACGCTCCGAAGCGGTGCGGATGCTGACCGCTCGCCGCTCGCCGAACGTCGCAGCCTGCGAGAGATCGCCGAACAGGCAGGCGATGCCGCCAGCCGTGCCGGTCAGGTCGCTCTCCATGCTATGGACCAGCCGCACGGGGAAGCCGAGGAACTGGAGCCCAGCACCACCAGCAACGTCAGCAGCGGTGTTGCCGCTCGTCGCCATCATCAGGCGAAGCATCGACGAGCCATAGCCAGCCGGAGAGATATAGAACGCTGCATTCCGGCGAGCGTAGAGAGG